CCATTAGCCTGAAAGTCGCCCAGATAGCGACCATATTTGCCCTTCTCGTGCGTTTTTAGGATTGCTTGCGATCCGATTGGCAAGAACTCTTGAACGAACGCTTTCGCAAGTAGTCCATATTTTTTTTCTTCCAAATCTCTAGTGCGAGACTCCTCGCAATCGATTCCGAAAAGACGGATGCGCCCAGAAGAACCACGAACCCAGCAACCAAAACCCAAATCAACATCGACATCAATCGTATCTCCATCAATGATTTTTACAATCGTGCAATTAAAAAGATAAGGATCAGACATCGTATTTATCCGTTTTTATTTGATTAGTAACTTCTATTGACCGGCCCTTCACTTGCTTGGCCCACCTTGAATTTAAAAACTCGGTAGCAGCGAGGTCGTATAAACTTTTAGACATATGATCGATAGCTTTTTTAAACGTAGCAAACTTTGGACCACCCAGGTTAAAGTGCATGTTGATAATGGCATCGCGGCGGGCCCCGTCAGAAAGCTCTCGGAACCACTCATACTCTCGGGTTAGTTCTTTAATCGTGCGGATAATGTCGTTTTCGAGCAAATGCTCTACTTCTTCGTCAGAAAGCCCAATGCCGCCGTTAGCGTCCACATTGCGGCCTATACCGAGCGTATAGAAACCGGCAGGGCACTTATAAATTACGTGACGGTCATTGGTCTTAACAACGCCCTCATGGCGTTTTAGCTGTTCAATTAAATCATACATCTTATTTTTTTCCACTCGACCCGCCGTAGTAAAAAGCCGCTGCCGTTCCAAGAATGCCCGATAACTGCCCTAAAACTAAAGAAATAATCGTTTCATCATTTTGATCGTGAGGGAGCATCGTTACCATAAGCACAAAAGCTCCGTAGAGAATAAGCGTTAGCACGGAAAAAAGTTTAGGAGTTAGGTCTGTAGCAAAGGCTGCCCTTGCATCTTTCCGGTCTTCGACCTCTGTCTTAAAAGACTCAAGGTCTATTTCCATCTCTCTAATTTTAAGTTTAAAGTCTTCATCTGCTTGTTTAACAAGAACGGCTTTGTCTGGCTCTCTTTCAATGAGATCTTCGATTTCGTTAGCTGTGGTAGATTCGGGCAAGCTTAACTTTGCCGCTACCATTTTAACAGCCATACCCGCCAACGGCCCACCCGCCGCCGAGGCAATGTTAGGGGCTAGAGACTTGAGCAAGCCCCCTAATTTCATCACGCGCCTACCTTATCGGAAGGCATCTGCTCCTCGGCTATGATGCCATCGATGGTATCGCATACGTCTCTCACAACCACTCCTGTGGTAGCGGACAGGGCAGAACGACCTACCGCTCTCATGCCTTTATACAACTGATTACAATATAAATCCTTGTTGTCCATGACCTGCTGAACTGAAGTACAGCCACTAAACAGTAATACTCCTAACAAAATGTAATGTTTCATGTGGAACCTCTCTTTTTGCGTCGGCTTTTACCGGCGTTGTTTAAAGCAATAGCAACCGCTTGCTTCTGCGGATACCCTTCACCTCTCAATTTTTTTACATTACTACTGACTGTTTTTTTAGCACTACCCTTTTTTAAAGGCATAGGTATTTTTCCTCTAGGTCTACAAAAATAGGGGTTTGTTCCCCTACCCATGCGCCCGCAATATTAAAATTAAAATACTCCACAGCTTCTTCGTAGGACATGTTTTCTGCAAGTATATTTATACACTTGTCTTTGTCGTAAATAGCAATGTTGGGCTGGCCGCAACGTTCTCCCGTACCTATAAAAGCAGCATCAAGACCGTCAGCTAACAAAAGATCTTCGTCTTCGTCATTAGCCGCCATTAGTTGATGGTAAACTTACCACCGCGAAGCATAGCACCCATGCCTCGGCACGTTCCGGTAGTTACCGTACCTTTCTCCGTGTTGGGCGTAGCTATTTCTTTATAGTCACTAAAAGGAACGCGACCCTGATCTTGTATTTCTTCAAATTTAGAAGCGGTCGGAGTCTTCGGTGGCGGTGCGCCGTTCGTTCTTACTGTTCTCTTCATGGTGTTTCTCCTTCTTTTTGTCGTAGTCTCATCATTTCGCGCTCATTTGACGCATTAATTCGTGCTGCCGTCTGACCTTCCTGCGATTCTAGCCTATCGTCGAATTGACGGCTTCTTTCTAGCATTTTTTCTTGTTCTAAAGCTAGTTTTTGCTGATCATTAGTGATATCTGCTTGCGTTTTCTGACCTTTTTGATCCACCTCTTGCTGTTTAAGCATAATTAATGGATCTGGGCCAGCCTCCTCGCCGCCTCCTGCTATTTGCTGACTTAATGCGCGTACTGCGGTCATTTCTTGAGCAATAATTTGCGCTACAAGGGCTTCTACCTGCAACATTTGGTCTTCTGTAGGTGGTTGTCCTTGATTTTGCTGCATAAACTGGACCGCTGCTTGCTCTCTGGCTTTTAATTTAACGTGTTCTAGTACGTGCTTTTGCAAAGCCATCACTACATTGGGCATTTGTTGGACTAAACCACCGGCCATAAACGTTAAATGCGCCATAATATGGGCGTCATGGTCTTGTCCCTCAAAAGCTTGTAAGCCAACATCATTAAGAGCGTCTACATTCTCTTGTGCAGGGTCCTTGGGCATTGGCTCTTCAACCTCGGGAGCCTTTAAAATGCTATCAATATCACGAACACCTAACGCTTCGTACATGCGACGATAAGCTTCTTGCGTGTTGTGTAGTTCAGGAGCCTGAGACGCTAGTTGTAACTGAGATTGCGCCAAAGCAATACGTTGCGCTTGTGAGAAAATATTAGGGTTTGACACAGGAACTACGTCTATTCTGTCGTCAAAGTCTGCCGCCATGATATTCTGGTCGCCACCTGCAACAGAATAAGGATATTCCTGCGGTAAAAACTCATGCATAACTCTAGCGAGAATCTTAAATTCTTTTCGCATGGCATAGTGTAAACGCTTGTGTACCGCGCTCATCACTCTCGCACCCTGCTCTAGCATAGCAACCGTTGTACCTACCGCTGCACCTTGATTACCATCCCCTACTTTCATATCGGTAATCGTTGCAAAACGCTGTGCGGCATCCACCACAAACCCTAGCAACTGAAACAACGTCTGATCGGGGCCTTTAAACGGTAAAGGCATCAAGCTGTCCCGTATTGCACCGCCTGGAGCATCGACATCTCTAAACTCACCAGGTTGTAAAGGGTCCGCATCGTCCCTGACCCGTAGGCCGCGGGCCTTGAATCCTGCTGGAAGATTCGACAAGGTTCCTGCATCGATCAACTGACGAAGTGCCGCTGTCGCCGTGCGGGACAAACCACCAATGGTGTGTATTAAACCCAACCCATAAAAGCCAAACCCAGGTAAAAACTTATAGTGAACAAAGTAAGCAATCTTGGTCTTGTTGGGGTCCTCTTCTTTATAGTTGCGACGAATCGCTAATACCGTGCCTTTTTCTTCGCTGATGGTCACAATGTAAGGCAACTTAATTCCTGTTTCCTCACCATCATCATCACGGTCCTCGAAACCCTCTAAGTCAAGCTCTACGTGGAATTCCAACAAATTAACGTCATAGTTAACCGTGGACGACGGATCAACGCCATCTATCTTGTTAATCTCACCTTGAACTTCATTACTTGATGGTTGCTGCGCTTCTAAGCTTACATCGCTATAAAAACCCGAGACTTGCTGCTTTCGCAAATCATTAGCCGAGATCGGAACCACATGCGTGATAATGGGACAAGTTTCTAAGCTAGTCGTTTCATACGGAACAACTAGGTTTTCAGCAGGAACAAAGGTACTAACCGGACGATCTAGAGCCGCATCGTAGTACACTTTCTTGAACGTCGATCCCGCCAAAGGGAGGTAAAACAACATCTGATCAAACTCCGGCGTAAATTCTTCCATGACGCCGGTAATGTAATAATTCATAAACTCTTTGACACGTTGAGACTGTTGTTCTTTTTCTTTGGTCAACGCACCCATAACAACTGTACGGACAGGACCGTCCGGCGGTAAAAGTTCATTGTAGGCTTGTGCTTGGAACTGAGTAGCCGCTTCTGCCAACAGAGGATGTGTTACCCCTGTTGCGCCTCTAAACGGTTGAGTACGCTCTTCGTACTTAAAACCTAATAGCTCAAGGCCCTTGGAATACGTGTTTTCCCACTCATGGCGGGATTCTCTGTTGCCTTCATACTGACCTTGTAGATCATTAGATATAGCACCCAACGTGCCTTGATCTATTTCTTCTGCAAGGTTCCTGTTAAAATCCCCCTCGTCGATTGGGTTCTCGTCCTGTGGATCAAAGTCCACTACAACGCCACCATCTTCTTCTTCTATGATTTCAATCTCACCCATCAAAGAATCGACATCTAAACCCGTTGCTTCGGGAGCGGCAATTTCTACATCATCGATGATTGAAATGTCCACGGCCCTTTCGACCATCGGGGTAATGCTTTCGCCATTAGCCATAAGTTACTTTCTCCGAGCCATAATTCGATCCAAAGTACCGGCTATCGCTGGACTCATTGTTTTTCCCTGTAAGCTACCTAATCCGGCACGAGACATGAACCGTGAGTCGAGGGCCGATTGACGGGACTCTTGAACCGCTCCTCCGTCTTTAAAGCCTAACGCCCCAAGGTCAATACCTAATTTCTCCGCTTGTTCTCTTACGCCTGTTTCGTCCAAACCAAATCCTGCACCAGCCTGATCCAAGGTCATGCCCTGACGTTTGGCGAAGTCTAGCCCACGCATCGCGGCCTCTTGTTCGGTGTATGGGCCTGTGCCTATGGCAGCCTCTTGCGTGTTTAAATATTGCAGTCGTTCATTGTTTTGTGCTAGTTGTTCAGCGGGGGACAGGGGCAGTTTATACTCCATTGTTTCTACAAGCCGTGGCAATGGATTCTCTGTGATAAACGAAGGATTACTGCTTCCAAAAGTAGAACTACCGCCTGTAAGAGGATCGTAACCCCCTCCTGTGAGGTTTTCGCCGCCATAAACTCGACCGTAACCAAAGCGGTTGACAGCATCCATAACGGCTGCGGTATCGGCGGAACCCGTGCCTCCGGTTATACCAAACGTATTAGGTGATGCTATCTCTCCAGAAAGAATAGGTGCTACAGCGGAGGCAATGCTTTCGGCGGTAAGCCCACCTATCGATGCGGCATAGTCACCTATCCTTTGGGCCGCAATATCTTTAGTCTGAGAAGTATTAAATAAATTTTGTATGATTTCAGCTTGAGTTCGATCTCTTGTAGGTGGTACACCTGTAACTGGATTACCGGCAATTGGCACAATTTCTTCGTATTCCTCTGTGATGATGGGCACCGCCACTGGAGAACCGCCCACCCCCACAGTTCCCGTGGTATTGGTGCCGCCCACCCCTGTGCCTATGTTCACTACGTTAGGGTCAACTGGACTAACCAACGGACTGTCAAATTGAATAAGCTCATCTGCGCCCGTCGCTACAATGTTGCCCGTGGTACCCTGAGTACCTACCGTCGTGGTTCCTGTACCGTCAGGATTGATCCCCATCCCTGTGGACGGAAACTGTGCATAAGTTGTTAATTCACCAATATCGGGTCCCGAAGGAGCCGCCGTGCTTTGACCCATCGTAATGGCCGTGGTCGGTGAGCCATCAGCAGTTAAGCCCCGAGTCACTACAGGGGTCCCACGAGTAATCTCTTGGGCCGGAAAATTTATTGAATCAAAAAGGGTCGAGGGCAACGAATCGGCTGTCGTGAAGGCGGGAGAGTCCTGTGAGACAGACGTTAGACGTTGCTCCTCGGGAGGAAGGTAATCGGCTAATCTAGCGGCATAGCTTGGGTTCAAAGTGTCAAACTGAGTAGTCGCTTGAATATCTTCTTGTGTTAACATTGGTGGCAGAAACGTTCTGTCTGAAGGATCTTTAAAAACGCTGCCATCGTTGTACGAGCCAATTTGATCAATAATCGCGGGGGTTCTAGACTCTAGGCCCAAACGTTCTTTCCCTGTAAAATCAAAATTATAATATTGCGATCTTGCCAGATCCACAGGAATGGTCAGGGCCGAGGCAAAAACATCCTCTGACACACTGAGCGCAGGATTGGTTTGAACCTGCTCTAAAAACTCAGCATAAGCTTGCTCTTTAAGAACACGTAGCTCATCGCTGTTAGGGTCTAAGTCAGGATACTTTCTGCGTAGCTCCGCGTTTAAAAGATCAATCTGGGATTGAACCTGTCCGACAGACAGATTTAACGGGGCACGAGTACCCCCTCCAGAAGAACTACCGCCACTACCCGCAAGAGCGTCTTCTTCATCGTCCTGCCTGATGTAGTGCGTGTTTAGTGCAAAGAATTTATTTAATCGCATAGTATTCAGCCGTAATACTGTATCTGTTGTGGTTCAGAATCTTCCCAATCGTCGGTAGGCAATTGAACAAAGTTTCCTTGTCGGTAACGCATTAACGCTTGTGTCGTGCTATCTACCAAGTCGTCATACTCCCCATTTGGAAAGGCTGCACACTCTTCTATAAGCTCTTCGGCCCATGTTTCATCGGGGTCCCATATCATACCGCTTTCAAATAACGGAGCTACACTGTGTACACGCGATACTTTATCATTACCCCTAGAAGGCGTAAAGTTTACCACAGG